TTTCGTCCTCCACGAGGGTGACGCAGTAAGAGACACCGGCAACGTCTATGCCAAGCTCTCGGCTAATTTGCCTCAGGCTCATTCCGAAGTCATCTCGAAGGCGGATGAAGGCCCTGCCCTTTTCGGTGTCCGTCAGGTCGTCTCGTTGGACGTTCTCGGCAAGGCCCTGCAGCATCACCTGCTCGTCGGTCAGCTCCTGAACAAAGGCTTCGATGTCAGACCAGCCGAGCTGCTTTGCTGCCTCCACTCGCCGGTGGCCATAGACTATTTCGTACTCCTCACCCAGGGGGCGCACCTTGATTGGCACGGCTAGGCCCACTTCCTGCATGCTGGCCTTCAGCTCGGCCATGGGTTGACCGTTCATCTTGGACCGGCTCTGGAAGCGGCTCGGCCTAATCTTGTTCAGCGGTATCTTCATCTTTCATCTCCTTTTCTGTCTCTGCATCCGGTTCAATCAGGCCCTCGTCGATGGCCGCCTGGCACAAGCCAAGCACTTCCTTCACCGCCACATCGAGCGGGAAGTATCCTGCACCTGGGCCATCTTTCTCCCTCGAACCAAGCATGCGCTCGATGGCTGCGAGCTGCGGGCCGGTCAGCTCGCTGAAGCTGCTGATTTCGGGCCAGACGTATCGGAAGGCTGCTATCCGCATGGCATCGCTGTCGTCGTACCCCTCAAGGCACATTCGCACCTGCCAGACCACGAAGGACAGCAGCGTCATGTTCTTTCCCCGCCGATCATCCGGCTTGGCGTTCGCCAGCTCCTTCGAAGTGCTCAGCTTCTTCAGCTTCTCGGCCACGATATGAGGCAGGTATGGCCGCTTGTCCTCTCTCAGGCCGAGGCGTGCATATGGATCATCGGGCGGCGGCTCCGGCTCCCGCTCGACTTCCGGCTCCGAATCTGTATCCAGGTCCAGTATTTCATCATCGAGCACCTGCTTCAAATGCTCGATACGTTCCCGCGTCCTGGCCTTAGTTATCTCGTTCTCATAAGCATCCGAGACGGCACCGATAGCCGTGTCCATCGACGGGTCGCCGGTGATGAAGTGGTCCAGCTCAATTGCTCTACTTGCCTCCGGCGACAGGTCAACGTACTTGGCCAGCCGCTTGAGCGCCACCTTGCGAGCCATCTCGCCGTACCAGTTTTTCCAGGCCGGACTGTCCGGTGCCCGCGAAGTAAGGCGTGCGAGCTCGATTTCCTCCCTGGTGACGACTTCGAAAGTAGGCTCTGCACCCTGCCGCCATACGATAGCGTAGGCATGGGTGACGATTTCGCCCTCATGCCTCGGCCCTGGACGATGCTCAAGCCTGGGCGTCAGACCGTACTCATACTCGAAGAAGTCGCCGGAATAGACGGCCCTGGCCTCGACCTTTGTCACGCCCGGCGACCTGAGCGTCAGGCGGATAAGGCCCTGGACCATGGGCATCAGCTCCGCCCTGTTCTTGTAGCGAATGATGGCTGCTTCCTTTCCATCAACCATCAAGCCAATACGAGCCGCCTCCAGCACAGATAGGATGAAGCTATCCGGCGTGCAGAGCTGCAGGTCGGGGTTCTTCGAAACCGCCATGACTGCCGTCAGCATGAACCGATCTGGGTCTACCCACTGCGGCACCATCTTGATGATTTCCTGCCGCTTTTGCTCCAGTAGCGGCCCTGCTTCCTTGGCGACAATCTGCTTGTCAGACATCCGCCTCACCTCCCTTCAGGAAGAACGGCGAGAAGCTCCGCCGAGGCTTGCCAACAACAAGGAACTCTTCCAGGTTCAGGCCCGCCCTTTTCGCCATGGCCTCAGCCGTTTTCTTCCAGGACACGCTGCCCTTATAGGTGCGATAGTACAGACGGGCGAACCCTGGAATTTCGACAGCCGATAGGCCCATTTCATCCATCATGCTGCGGACCTTCTCCTTGGCCTGTTTCTCAAGCTCTTCCGCTGCCATCCGCAGCTCCCTGGCCTCCTTGATGTCTTTGGCCAGCTTGAGCCACTCGGGGTCCTCAATTACCTTCAGCTCCCCCTCGACCTTAGGCATCTCGACGACCGGCTCCGGCTCCACCTCCGGCGGCACCTGTGGAACCACATGCTTCTGCCAGAACTCCACTTCCTTTTCCAGCAGCCGCTCAATCAGGCGGTCATCCGCCTCCAGGTCGAAGTAGATGAGCCGCCAATGCTCGGCATTGAACAGCGCAAAGCTGCCCCACTCGTAGCCGAGAACGGCCATGTAGTGCATCAACTGCGCAGTCATGTAGTCAGGTAGGCCCTGCGCCTTGATCTTCGTCATCGTTGAGATACCAGGGCACTTGATTTCCAGCACGCCGGTCTCGGCCACATCGCCGGCGGCGAGGATTTGGCGGTCTGCGTTGCCCAGGATGAAAGGGAATTCCCGATGCTTGCGAAGCGGCTGCCGCCTGAGCTTGCGTCCTGTCTGCTCAGCGTAGAGGTCGGCCGCCACCGGCTCCAATACAGTGCCACGTATCATTGCCGCATTCGGTTTCTCCGGCGGCATGCGACCGATCTTTTCGAGCCATACATCGTATGGAGACTTCCAGGGATTCAGGCCGAGGATGGCGGCCGCGTCAGAACCGCCGATGCCTTTCCGCCTCTCCTCAAGCCATGCCTCACGGTCCCGATAGGACGCGATAGGGGCATCTTTCTCAGACATGATTGACTCCTTTCTGGATTTGCCTCTCGTGCGGATTCGATTCGGGGGTTCGCTCATAGTCCTCCTTTCTGCCCACCCAATGATAATCCTTCCCGCCTAAATAGTCAAGGACAAAGTAGCCCCTACTCGACCACCTCAACGGTCGCCTCCAGCTTGTCGTCAATCAGCAGCGTGAGGGCGTCCTGCACAAAAGCGGTCAGAGCATCCTCCTCATCGCGGGCCTCTATCTCCATCTGAACGGTTACTCGGTAGATTCTGAAGTCGTTCATGTCCATTTCGTCTTTCATCTTTCCTTCCCTTCTTCTGCTAGCATTGAGTCATCCGAGGTAGCTCGGGGGATTGCGTGCCTTTGCAGGATGGCGACCTGGGGTTGCCGCCCTACTATTTGAGGCCGCTTATCATGCCACCACCCAAACGGCACGCTTCAGATATTTCTCCCACCGGCCGGCCCGCCAGCGCGTCTCCACGCTTGTTTTCGGGGGCGGCACAGGCTCCTCCTCGCTGAAGGCCGGCAAGGTGCGGCCTCGGTCCACCAGCCTATACTTGATGGGCGAAGCACCATAGTAGGGCTGATAGAGGCCGTCTCCCAGGGACTTCAGGCGAGTGCCGATATGATGATGAAAGCCGTCCGCCTTGACGCCGATGGGATACCATAGCCGCCGTAGCACAGGAGCATCGTAATCCGTGTCGCTATGAACGACGTACAAATAGCCGTCCTTCTCCTCAAGCGTTGTCATTTTGAATGGCCTCCGATGTTCGCCATGCGAGCGAGCGCAATCAAGTTGGCTAGATTGAATGTCTCGCTTCGGCCCGTGTTCTCGTTCAGCAGGACCATAAACACCTCGTGCTCGAGGCCTGCGTTATCGAGTTTCTCGCCCCAAACGCCGGCCAGAATTACCGGCGACTCGTGCATCGTATCGGCACAGCCTTGGGTGACTTCGAGCAACCGCTCTTGACAATCTTGGAGCAATTCCTTTTCGTAGTCCTTCATTGCTATATCTCCAGTCGCTTACTTGCTGTCAAGGCAGCAATGTCGTTTGGGTTCAAGATGTCAATGGTCGTAGGTGTGACCAAGAGCCAATGCGGCCATTGCCGGACCAACTTGAACTTGTCGTCCAAGACTAGAGCGGGCCGCTCAGCGACGTAAGGTCCGCTACTGGGTGTTCCTTCGCACCCGTAGTACTGGGTCTTCGGCTCGCCTTCGCGTGCCACCTTTCGGGCGAGCATCTCCACCCGAACCTCGCGGGGGACCTTTCGGGGCCTGAGAGCCTCGGCCAGCATATTGGCGTCATTGAGCGGGTTGCGCATCGCCCTCTCCTTTCTGTGTAGTCTGTGCAAATGCCTTTGGGCGGCGGCATCATTGGCCCCCTCTGCAAGTTCGAGCACGGCAAGGATGCGCTCGGCACTGTCGAGCAGGCGGCGTCTTGCCTTTATGGTGTCTGGGCTGAGTCTCCTGCTTTTAGCGTTCATGGCTTCCTCCCTTCGCCACGGCTCCGGCCTACGGCAAGCGCAGTGGCTCGCGCGATCAGCGCATGGGCTTTGTCAAGCTCATACATCGCGTCGGCCATGGCCCGACGAGCGTTAAGTGTGGCAAGGTCATCGGTCCTGTAGAGTACTAGTTCCGCGTACCCATCTTGCAGACTTTGCTTCACTTTTAGAAGAACGGGGAGGGCTTCCTTCGGGCTGGGCGTCTTGCTTTTGTTGTTCATGGCTTACTCCCTTCGCCACGGCTCCGGCCTACGGCAAGCGCAGCGGCTCGCCGTACTTGGCATGGTGCAACTCCGCGTAGCGTGCGAGATACTCGCACCGCGAGCACGGCGCTAGCTCCGCGTGCACCTTTTCGCGGATGTCATCGTCCATATGCTCAACGACGACCTTCCAGTCCGATGCGTCTTGCCACCTGTTCTCCTTGGCCTCTGGCGGGCACACATCGTGGGCAGCACAATCCGCACAGTTGAGCTTCTCGCTTTTGTTGTTCATGGCTTACTCCCTTCGCTACGGCTCCAGTGCCTGGGCATCCTCCCTCTGGCCCAGGCGTATATGCCAAATCTGCTCAATTGAATCTAGAACACTGTCGATAGCGCGGAGTACGCTGGCCGCGCGAACGGAAATGCGAATCGGCATATCATCGGCGGCGCACTTTTCAACATACTGTCGGGAGAGTCTAAGTGCTGCTACGAGGCGCAGGTTCTCGGCCTCGAGTTGGGCTAGGCGCTCGGCAATTTCCTCAGAAGAGCGTCCCAAAAGCCACTTGCGCTGCTCAATGTTTCTCATGATATGCCTCCTTTGTGGTGTCGGTCTATGTTCGGGAAGTAGCGTCGGCCAGGTTCTCTTCGTCGTCGAACGCCTTGTAGGCTGGGCAGCGCTCGCAGCGCACGATGTAGAAGACGTCGCCGTGCATGTCCTCGCATCTCTGGATCGGGCCTCCCCATCGGTGCCCCGGGCAGTCCCTGATCTTTTCGAGATTGTCGAGCGCCTTCTCTAGCAGTCCCGCCGTGCGGCTTTGGCGGGATTTTCGGCCCGCCATCACAGGATCAGTCAAATCTTTACTCATCGTCCACTCCTTTCTGAATTGAATGCCCACTCCCGACCCCGAGCAAATGCTCAGGGGCGGGGTCGATATTCAATTGGGGAGCAGGCCGGCTGCCCGCAGGTCGTCCTCATGGACCATTCTCATAACCAATGGGTCGGCTGGCGAGAATAGCACTTGGCACTTGACCAGGCCAAGCTCGTTCGGGCCATCTGCGTCCTGCGTGACCACGATCGCCTCGCCCTCGAACTTCTGCCGGGTCACGGGGTCCTGGTAGACCTTCACCGGCTGGACTGCTACAGGCTTACTCGACATCGGTTGCTCCTTTCTGTCGCTCGTTCGGCTACAGCTCGCCCTTCATCCGCAGCTCTTGCAGGTCCTCCACTCGCAGCGGGATGTAATAGGGCTTGCCCCTATCCCGCTCGGCGTCCCGCTTCAGGGTGCGGGCACAGCGCTCGCAGGTATACATCGGCTTCTGCGTTCCGCTGGTGACTAGCTTGGTGGCGTAGGGAATGGGGCCACCCAGCCTGGTGATGTAGTGAACCTGGCACTTCTTGGGCTTCATTTCTCCGCTCCTTTCGTAGCCTCGGACCTGAGCAGGCCCATACCCTTCAGGCCGCCCATCTCGACCCATTTGCGGACTGCCTCCTCGCTGCCCCAACAGGCCAGCGGGGCCTCCTCGTAAAGGAAATGGGCGTAGTCCAGCAGCCGCTCTCGGTTCACGTCATCTGCGCGCATGCCAGACTGAGAGAGACTGTCGCTGAGGACCGCCTGGAGGAAGCCCCCTGGCAGGATGCCCTGCTCGATGTAGCGCCTCATGCCGCCTCTCATATGCTCCGGCAAAAGCGAATAATTGATATCCATCTCTGCCTCCTTCATGCTTGCTCATTGATCTGCTCGATGAGGCTCACGCCCGTTTCCTGCTCGTAAGCCTCGCAGATTGCGGCGACCAAGGCAGGTGTGTCCTCCAGCAGGATGTTCACGCCCTTCTTCGTGGGCAGCCAATCTCCATCGCGCTGCCACACGTGTCGCACGTCCATCCGAAGGTCGCCGTTGTACTGGCTGACCTTCACTCGGACATTTCCCTTCTCCAGGTCTACGTTCGGCTCATACTCGGACATCTCTGCGTCTCCTTTCCGTCAATTGAATGGCCGCTCCCGACCCCGACCATAGTCGGGGGCAGGGCTGCTATTCAATTCCCCTGGGCCATGTCCTCCAGCGCCTCATCCATCATTGCCCCGAACTCGGCTTCCGCTTTCAGGTCGATGATGATGTCGTCCAGCGTCGGGCTGCTGTCTAGGTAGCCGTGGCCATTTGAGCAGATAATCTTGAGCCTCGCCAGGATTTCACGGTCGAGCATCCGGTCCAGCTTGGCCAGGGGTTCCAACAGCACGATTGCTTCCTCTATCAGCTCCTGGGCTTGCTGGACAGCCATCAGCTTATCCTCTGCGTTCATCGTTCTCTCCTTTCTTGGTGTTTTCCTTTTGTCCTAGACTATTTTAGCACACTCGGATGTTATTTGTCAAGGATTATTTCTGGGGACAGGGCAAAGTGCCGGCGAATGGGTCCAGACAGCGTATAGGACCGCCTAGTTTTTGCCTGGGCGGGGCCTTTTCGAGTTTTGGGGGAAGTTATAAGAGGTGCAGAGAAAATCGCCTGAGACAGGCTATACGCCGATCTGCTTATAAATGGAAAGGATGGGGCCGCTGCACACCCCATCCTTCCCGCACTTGGGAGGAGAAGTGAAACCGCCTACATTGCTAAATCCGCCCCTGGTCCTTGAGCCGATGGTATGCGGCACTCACCGCCGTAACTAATAGACCAGCAAGAGCCATGACCTCCTCGATCGTAGTAGGCACTCCGGAGATGGCTCCAGCCACGAGCAGGGCAATCGCCCCGATGATGGCGGCCACCACATAGGTCGCAATCATCCGCCAAGCCCCGCCCGGGATTTTCAGAGCATCAAATAATGCCTTGAGCGGTTTTGGCCCCAGCAGGATGACCAAGAACGAGATGATGCCAGCGATGATTTCCTCAACCCTGGCGGGCAGCTCGCCCTCGGACTGAAATGCCATCAGCATAAATGATAGCAATACAGCCGCCAACCCGAACGTGACCACCCTCCACTTTCCTGCCTTCATCTCTGAACCCTCCTCTTCGACATGCTCATCAGGCTCGGCCCCAACGATAGCACTTTCCTCTAGGTTTTGCAAGCGATCTGCTAGTGCGGTATCAGGTCCTCCGGTCGCGGTCGGTACCGGCGTTGCCGTGGGCGTGGGCATCGCTGTTGGCGTCGGCTCATGCCTCTCAATAAGGCCCTGATCAAGCTCAATCCTGCCCTCAGCGACCGCATCCCAAAACCGGTTGTCCTTTGGATACTCATCTCGCCATATGTTGCCATGCTCAAAGAACCTCCTGCTCGCCAGGCCGCCCTGCCGGTCAATCGTTCCCATCCAAGTGACCTGCGGCGACCTGAAGCCATCATAGCCCCTCAGCTCCGGCGGGAACTCCGACAGCGGCTTCTCCAATATCTGCTGAGCTGCGACAAATGTCATATAGAACTCTATGACATCTTCATCGGTCGGGCATACCATTGCCCTCATGCTGGACCTGTCCTCTAGCTCACAGCCGAAGTAGATTTCCTGAGCCGCCCGTGCCGGACTGTACTGGCAGCCGCCATTACAAAGCGCCTCATGCTTTATCGAAGTCGGCGGCCCCCAGGCAAGAGGCAGCTCATTCTGGCCGGCATAATGGCCCGCCAGCTTGAATCCCAACTCTGCCCTGAGCCGGATATTCCACATCACATAGACGCGATCATCAAATGAATTAGGGGCCTCGCCCATTGCCACCCTGGTGAGCACCAGGGCATCGCTCTCATTCCGCATGCAATCATGGACAGACCCACCGCACTCGAAGGCGTTCTCTATGCGGAAGCTGTCTACCAACTCAGGCCCTATGAAATCCAATGACGGCGGGCGAGCCGTTGCTGTTGGCGTCGGCGTCGGCGCATCCGCTGAAACTTCCTGAACTATCGCAAATGGGGAGATGAGGGCCGCCGCTGCGATAAGCAGGGCCAGCTCTCTTGCTACCCTAATGGAGGCTCACTCTCCAGGCCGTCGGGCATAGCCGCGATTTGCCTTTCGGTCTCAGCTCCTTCAAGCCATTCCTCATAACCCTCGAATGGCTCTCTCAGGACTTGGCTCTCCATTTCAGGGTCAACCTCCATCATGTCGCATTTCTCGATCAGCTTCTTGGTGACTTGCAAAGCTCCATCGTAGCGGCCCAATTCTACCAGCGCCTGCTCGTACTCGCCAGCCAGCCGGATATAATCCTCCTCCATATTTTCAGATGAGCCGCCGTTTTGCCTTGCCCTTGCAATCTCCTGAGCCTTGGCCTCCCTCAGTGCCGCAATCCTGTTCAGATTTGCAGTTGCCAACGCAACCTTCGGCTCATAGAATCTCTTCCAGCCCTCCAGCACCTTTCTGGGAATCATCTCTGTCTCCTCGTAGCCATAGATGGGAGCATCGAGCAGCGCCACATCCTCCGGTGTCCATAGCTTTATGCCTCTCGCCTCTACATGGCCGAACATTCGATGCGCGCCAGGCCGCTGCCACGACCATTGAAGATTTGAGGTCATCTCCACCCCATAAAGGCGTATCTCCTCAATCTTCTGGCCGCGGTCATGCATCAGAAGAGCAAGGCCAAGCATTTGCGAGAAAGTGCTTGTCAGAAACTTCGCCCGCCGGCTCCCTCTCCATGTGTTCGAAAAGAGATTGATCACTACATCTCTCAATGGATATTTCACCGAACTGGGATACTCCGGCATGGCCTCCTGCATGTAAATAGGGAAAGCGTGCGGCCTTCTAAGCCAGGCATCATAGCCGCCATCAGAGCCGTACGTCGTGTGCTTGCTTCGTATCATCCAGGGCCAATGAATCTCGAAAAGCGCATCCACCTCGTGTTCTTCCAGCTCGCCATCGTATAGACCCATGTTCAGTGTCCATAGACGCCATTCCGGATTCAACCGCTTGAACTCTTTCACCCTGACATATGACGGGGCCAGCCCAACAATCAACAGCCTCATTTGATGATAAACCTCGGCTCTCCTCCAAGTGATATGACCTGCTCGGTAAGAATCTCAACGCCAACCTTCAGATGGCCATTCTCCTTTGTCAGCATCTCAATTCTTTTAGCGCTTGCGGCTAAATCTTGCTCAAGCGCTTTCACCTTGGACTCCAGCACAGAGATACGATTCTGCATGGCCGAGATTTCGGCCTCATATTCATCTGCCCGCTCCCTATATTGCCTGAGCAGGCCGATCGCGCCATTCGTTAGCTCCTTGGCGCTTGAGGTCCGCGAGCGCAGAATGGCCACGATGCCCGCAATCAGACCAGGAATCGCCGCAACAACGGCTACGACAACGGCTGTATTATCCACGGCCTATCCCCTTCTTCGATGCATTGTTTCGTTCCCTTCCGATCTGCCATGAGATTATCTCCTTCATCAGCAATGCGATTACGCCATGAAGCCGCACCGCCGAGGACCAATTCTCGAACACAGATGCACCCAGCCACGGCCGCAGCAGATCATAAAGCCAGTCTTGCCCAAAATCCCTGACTGCGGCTAAGACGAAATAGAACAAAGACACATGCAGCATCCATGATGCCATTCCGACAGAAATCATCGATGCATACTGCCTCCCATTGGCTGCTTTATAGCGAGCATGTCCAATAGCCACCCCTGCCGCAATTATTGAGATGCCGAATGTCAGCCATTGAGCCAGAATCATCCCATCTCCTCGGCCACCTCGCTCAGCCGCTCTGCCGCGGCTCTCAGCATGGCCGCCTCCCGCCTAATCTTATCGGCAGGGCCGCCGGCCGGCGGTGGTGTCGGAGGAGCGCTGTCCTCTCGGAACAGCACATCTCGGTCCATGAATGTTGAAGCGCAATAGCCGTCCACCTTGCCCCTGCCCTTCGATGTCCACTGTATGCCCAGCACACCCCCTCTCTCGTTAGGCCCTTTCTCGATGCTCCATGGTTTAGGAACTCGCCACTTCACCCGCGTTGAGATTTCCGCTGGGTCAAGAACGTCCTTTGAGTATCGTACTCCAAGCAATTGCGATGGGTCGAGCGGATAATGGGCCACGATCAAGGGCCAATTATCCTCGCCCTTGCCGATGTGCGGCCCGAGCTTCGATGACGCCCAATACCAGGCCGCCGTATAGAACGCTCCCTCAATCTTCAACTCCTGCTCGACGGTATGCATCCAGACGACCGCCTGCTCGACCAATTCCTGCCCGCTTATGGCATAGGTCTCATGTCTCGGGTTTGTGCCCAGCTCAAAGTCGCCGACGAAAAACTCCGGCATGGCCGGCGCTTTCGAGGGGCATACCTTCTCCACGAAATTCATGGCATCGGCATATGGGTCCCTGTTCGTTGGCCAGGGCAGCCCATAGGCGGCAAACCGCAGCCCCTCGGCCTCCGCCTTTATCTTGGTGTCGAGATAGAATGGGTCTCTCTCGGCCTGGCCGATGACGCACCTGGCGATGATGCCGACGAAACCTCGACTCTTTATGGCCTTTGCATCGATCGGCCCATTGTGCCTGCTCGTATCAACCCACGGCTCTCTGATCATCAAATCTCCTCGTCTAAATCATCACTTCCTGATAGCGCCGCTCCAAATCATGCAATGGTATCAGCCCACGGCGAAGCTCATCGTAGAAGCGGCGCGCTCGCTCCATCCAGAACCAAATCGCCTGGGAGCCGCCCACCGCCCCGTGCACCTCAAAAACAATGCACACCGCATCCTCTGTAGTGCCCCAGCTGAAGTATGGATTGTCGGTACCGCCCGTGGCTGCCACATGACCAAAGCCATAGCGATTCGTTCCATCCCCAAAATCGTAGTCCTCAGTCATGTTATTGGGATTGAGACCAGCTCCGCCACCGGTCTCCCTCTCAGTCCCATTCAGCACAATGCCCAGGTTGTCCCTTGTGCTGATGGCGGCCTGGACGTTGTACCCTTGTGCAACGTTGCCTATGGCCGAATTGCCGATGTCCGTGCCACCCTGTATCGAGTAAAGCACCACATACCAGGTCCCGCCCGCATTATTGAAGGTGAAGTCGTGATTGCCCTCAGGCGCATTCTCAAGGGCCAGCGCATAAATTGTCAGATATAGTCCAGGGCTGCCGTGCGTGCATTGCTCCACTATCGTCATCGCCTGGCCGTTGTATTTGAAATTCGATGCCGTCCATGTTCCATAGCGGGCAACGAATGCCGCCAGCACCGAGCCATTGTTGTTGAAAGACACTGTGGCCGGACTTGTACTCACACTCGTCTGCGTCTTGTTGCCTATCTGCGCACTCATCTGCCAAACCTCACGCCTGACTCGCCCGCAGCGCCACGGCTACTCGCTTAACAGTCGTTGGCGTCCCGCTCACTTCCAACTTTAGCCAGTCGCCAGTATTCAGCGAATAACTCAGGCCCGTGATGCTCCTGCTTGCCTGAGAGCTGAGCGAGCAGTCTTGCAAGGATGTCCAGGAACCGCCGAGAGAGCTGGACTTGTAGAGCGTAATCGTCGCGCTTCCGCTCAGCCCCTCGAACTCCCAAATATTGATGACCGTGATCGTGATGTCCGCAGGCACCTCCGTTATCGCAATTTCTCCCGACTGCAAGACCTGGTACTGATTTCCCAGGAGCATCGTAGCGCCGCGGGCGGATAGCGCAAGTGCGTTATTTACAACATCCTGATTCCAGATGGCCGCGCTGATAAGATCGCCGGTTGCTCGTGTGTTAGGCGTTGACCAAGCCATAGGCTACTCCCTTTTCTTGGCTTTCTCAGAACGTGACCGCGGCAATCCATGCTCTAGGTTCTCTTCGGCCAGCGTCTCCAGACTTTCCGCCATGAATCCTCTTATCTTCAGTTTTGGATGGGCAGAAACCGCTGCGGCCGGCGTGTAATTCCTCGTGTCCGGCTCAGGTCGGGCCAGCAACACATCCTCAACTTCGCTGGCGTCATCTGGAAAGATGATCGGTCTGGGCCTATTGCGGTTGCCCTCATTCATGCAGGATATGCAGAAGAAAGCGGGGTCGGCGGGCGTGACTACTTCCGCACCACCACATTCACAGTCGGCAATCCACCGGTTAGCCTCCACTCTTGCATATACCGGCCGTCCGGTTGGATGACCCGTTGCCTTGGCAAGCAAGTCCAGACGGCCGTTCCGCGAGAGCAACTTTCTCAGCCACGCCCGCCGGTCCGCAGCATTCCACATTTTCCAATGGTCTTCTGCAGTGCATATCTTCCCAATCTCATTCCGCTGATATGCGTTCATCCTCATCTTGCGCATATAGCTCTCGTCAACCATGCTTCCTCCTAGAACGCCAGCTTCGTTGCTATGCCTAGCTCTCCGAGTCCGGCGACGCCGAGAGACCAGAACTGATCAAGGCTCGCCACCCTTGGGAAGTATCGTGCGAATATCGCGACACCGCCAGCCGCCTTAATCAGCCTCATCTCCACGCCGTTTATAAAGTGCTCGGCGTCGATGCCGCTCACTTCCTCTGCAATGTCTATGCGATCGCCTGGCTCCAGGCCAAGCACTGCATCGAGAAGCGTCTGCGATTTGTTGCCCGCAATCACCACACTCTCCACAAATGTATGAGGGTCCTTTGTCCTCGATAAGACAATGGTCGCAAAGTCCTGCGCCACAAATGGGTCTGCAATATAGCGCAGGTCCATCTTCATTGGGCGCAGGAAGTAAGATTCTATGCTGTCGCTGTCGTCTGCCCTGTACTCAATTGGGTCATAGGTGCGAATGGCCTTCCCCCTTACCTTGAGCTGGGTCACATAACCCGTATCATCGCTGAGATTATTAAGCACGAATTCGGCGCTGTTGCCGCTCAGTGTACTGTTAATCAATTCGAGGTATACATTCTTGTCCCCGCCGCCGCTCTCGCTTGATGAGAACTCGAAATTTAGCTCGCTCTCGTGGATGATGTACGCCTCGTCGATATATAGGGTGACAGCGCCGCCGGAGAAGTTCGAAGCAACGGGATTGCCTACCCAAAAATTCACTTTGGCTGTGGAGGCGTTTGTGAGTGTTATAGAGCCCGCAACTCGCACCCATCCCGAGGTCGATGTAGCAAGATCGGCAAGCTCTAGATTCGCCAAGAAGCCGCCGGCGCTATTCCTCTCCTGGAGGAGCACCTTCACGTTGCCGGGCCATATATCTGGAACATTCACATAAATTTGATAATACACGACATCGTTCTGGACAAAGCCGGTTAGTCGAGCACTTTGAGCGCCATAGACATTGGAGCTTCCAGTTCCGCTTGTGTATTTGAGGGAGTAGGTGCCCTTCTTGGCGTAAGAACTTGACCGGGCAACCGGCCCGCCACCGCTTACTGTCCAGCTTCCAACGCCGCCCTCAAATCCCCGGTCATCGGCGCTCCCTTGCTCAACGAGCTCGTTCTTTCCCTCTGGGTCGAGAAAATCCTTCCCGCCCAGGCGGACGTCTCTGTTGTCTGGGTCGCTGTACCTTGCCCTGATTGTCTTACTCGAATTAGGCGGAATCTCAATCGGCGTATAGAGGCTGTAAAGAATCTCATCCGTGTCGCTGACCTCTCTCGGATAAGCGGTTGCAATTATTCTGTTGAATACCTCCTCGATGTCTCTCCTGACATTCATATCGAAGATGTCATTGTCATCAATCGTCGCCTGAATCGTCGTCTCCGTCACCCTTCTGTGTCGGTCCTCGAATGTCAGCTCCCCGCCGCCGTTTGTGTTGCCCCTGATATAGCAGAAGCCAAACTCGCTCCGCGTGACCCTATCAAGAGCCGCCATTGCCATCGTCTTTTCGTCTTTGAAATCATCTGCCACATATGTGAATGTCTCCTGGCCCTGCTCCAGCGAGATAGACTCGGGTGCGCTGTCGAGGTTATCGACGATGATCTGCACCATCTCATCGCTTCTTATATTCTCCTGAACATCTATGAGATTGACTGGATGCTTGCTGGCCGCATAAAGCCAGTCCTGGGCGATGCAGATCGTTTTGCGCTCTCTCTTTTTCCCAGGCACAGGCGTGATTTGGGTGAGCCGCCCAACGAACTTATAGTAGTCGGCGCTGCCCTCCTCGATGACGAGCCGCACTTTCCTGCCCAGGTCGAAGCCAGACCTTGCGTTGGCGTGCCCTGGTGAATAGTATCCCTCCAGCCCGCCGCTGTTGGTCGTGTCATTCTTTAGTGCGAATTGCAGGGTTCCGGCTCCCGCCTGCCGCATCAGCTCGCCATGGCCCAGGATGCCATAGCGGAGATTGATCTGCTCTCCAACGCGGACGTCCTCGATGATGTCGTTCCATACTCCTTCAAAGGACACGCCATTGCTTCCGTCGCGGTAGAGGATTTGCACTTCCTCATCCGTCAGCGCCCGGTCCAGCACCACGAAGTCATCCATAACCGCGTTTATGTGGTTCGTAGTGCCCCATTGTCCGATTTTGAGGGTGGATGCTCCGGTATTGAGGTCGTCATTTTGCGCTTTTGTCGCCTCTAGGTTCCCGTCTAGATAAATGTAGATATCTGTTCCGTCCCAATTAAATACATAATGGTGCCATTCATAGGGTTGAATCATAGTGCTGCCATAAAACGCGGTTCCTGGAATCGCGCCCCACCACGCAGGTACGGCACTCCGCTGTCCCCCGCTGCCATCGTCCTGCATATAAAGACCAAGAAGGAGGCCGACCCCTGCACCGCCATAACCGCATTCTGCAAACATGAAGTAGTCCGCGGTAGCCGGTTTATAATCATCCGGGTCAGCTCCCATAGTCATTGCCCAGAATGCAATTGTACCCGTGTGGGAAAGGTCAGACACCACAGAATTTGGATATCTCAAATCTGTCGCCGTCCGGCTGCTCGTGCTGTTGTGCGCCGCGCCGCTCCAAGAATGGCCTTCGCCGAGGGAGCCATGGCAGATGGGAGTGGGATAAGATTTAGTCTCAGCTTGAACGGCGTCTACCAGAAACTCCTTGTCGGCCCCGGCATCAGCGCCGTTGTTTATCACGAGAAAGAGATTGGTGGGCGACGACCACCCATCCATCGTGGCATCGTCGACCGTTAGCGTGATATATACCCAGCCGTCACCGGACGTTATGGTCTGCCAACTCGTAGCTGCGGCGTTACCCCAGTCGCTTCCGTACAGGGCGACAGCAATTTGCACGCTCGAACTTATAGCCTTCACGCGGACTTGGATTGTCACATCATCATTAGCGCCGCGGGTAAAGGTATCCGTCTTGATAAAGCGAATGCCCATGTCCGAGCCTGTCGTCGCCACTTTGCATGATGCACTTCCCATATACGCATCCGAGGTATAGTGCGTTGCAGTAGTGTTCGCTCCGGTAGACCATCCATCCGTAACGTTGTTTTCAAAGATGGGATTGACGATCAGGTTCGTCGTCGCCTCGGCCAACTGCACCGCGCCCGCCCCCACCTGCGGCGTGATGTGCGCGGGGAAGATGATGCCGCCGCTTTCGGTCGAAGGCGTGTTTCCGTTCCCGCTGGCATCGTTGGAGTCTGAATCAAAAGGAAGATAGAGCAGCGAATCGGCCAACTCCTCTATCTTCAATTCCAGGCTTACATCATCGGGATATACGGCCATATTTCCCTCTACACATCAAGCGTCTGGATACCCTCGGTGACTGCCTTGGCCATATCGAAGGCAGTGCCCTGTGACCGCAGAACCTCAGCGATTTCGTTCAATACCTGCACAACCCTCCGATTGCTTCGCTCCTGCGCCAATATCGCCCGCCTGGTCTCCATTGCCTGAGCTGCCTGGCTCTCTTTCAACTCAATTCCCATAGCTGAAAGAGCCTGACCAATTGCGGCGGCCGTCTCCTTGCTCACCTCCTCGGCCATTTGAGATGTGGCCTTCGCCACTTCAGTAACAACGGATGTCGTTGTTACCTTCGTCGTATCGGCGGCCTCCAATTTTGGCATTGTCCAGACGCCGCCTTTGGTCATGGCGCTCTTGTATTTGCTCTTGTCGATTATGCCGCCGCCGTCATCTTCTGTGAGCGTTCCGCCGCCGCCTCCATCAGTTATATAGCCGGCCAGCGCAAGCCGCTTCCTGGGCCTGATGCCTGCGCTCAGCATCTTCCTTGTCGTGTTTGCGTCAAAGACATAGCCCCATGGGGAGATAAGCTCCTGCCCCTGCTCGCCGACCAGCGTCCAGCCACGAAGCGCGCCGCCATGTTGCGCCTGTTCCGGCACTCCCCTCCCGCCTCTTGTGCCCTCGCTCGTTATAGGCGGAGCCGATCCCCACCTCTGCTCAACCAGGATTCTTATGCGCTTGCTCGTGGGCAGGTTGTTGAGCCTGTTCTCCAAATCATCAAGCTCCGAGATGGCAGCATCCACACCCTCGGCCATGAACGTCGATATTGCCGATGCAACGCCTTCCATGGTCTCCTTTGTAGTGCTGTCCACCAGGCCCCATCGCTCCGCCAGGGTTCCGAGAAACTGCAACTGCTGATCGAGCGGCAGGTCCATCATGGCCATCCGCTGAGCTACCATGTCGAAGATGATTTGCTTCGTCTGTTCGACGTGCGCCGCTTTCACGCGATCTATCTCGCCCGCGATTTCCCCCTGCCTCCTTTTCAATTCTTCGAGCTGCGTTCTCTGCTCGTCGCTAAGCCATGTCCGGCTCTCCAGCTCCTTTATCTTCTCGTTGTTCTCCGCGTACTCATGCTTCAGCTCGCGCATTTGGTCCGTGAAGTCCATCACGGTCTGTCCCAGCTCTCCCCGCATCGTTGTATTGAGCACTTCGAGCTGATTCTTGTAAAAGTCATCCATAGACTCAGCTAAGGCATCAACCTCATTGGCTTGCTCCGCCACGGCCTGCGCCGACGACAGCATGGCCAGCCGATACTCTTCATGCGCGAAGCTCAAATCCTGGACCGCCATCACCGCTTCGTACTCCGCTTCAGAGACAATACGTACCGCTTGCTCATATTGCTTTTGCGTGATGGTCCCCTCCCGCAGCCGCCTGGCCAAATTCTCCTCGGTATCGACCAGCTGCCCGCGGGTCCATATGCTGCTCTCCACCACCCCCTTAGTGCGCTCCATCTCCGCCGCATATTCTGCATAGCCCTTGGAAGTCTTTCGGACCTGCTGCTCATGCTCGATGATGACGTCCCGCAGCTCTTTCTTTTTCTTGCTCAGGTCCACGGTGAACTTGATAATCATGGCAAGCGCCGCGGCCCAGGCCACAAGTACGGCCGCCCCAGCTGCAGCAGCCGCCACTGCCGCCAGCGCAGGAGGCAAACCCGCCAGCGCCGTCGTAGCAAAGCCGGCCTTCGTCGCCAGCGCTGCAACATTCGTGCTCAGGCTGAAGAACGCCGAGCCAACCGTTGATAAGCCTCCAACCATCTTCGGGAGCTGTGAGCCGATAATGAGCATCGGCCCTACCATCATCGATATTGCCGTGCCTGCCGCAAGCGAATAGGAAGTCATCCGCTTCACTTCAGGATTGAGCGAATTGAACCACTTGAAGGCCGCCGTGACAGCATCGATCAGGGCCGCAAATGCCGGCAGGAACGCCTCGCCGACTGAGCGGGCCGCTTCCTCCATATGGCGGGCGAGCGAGGTCATCTTCTTGCCGGCCGTCTCCATGGCCGCTTCATATGAGCCTTGAATCGCCTCCCCCTTTATCATGATTTCGTTCACCATAGCCTGTTTCTTCTGCTGCATATCAAGCTGAGTGACGGCCACGCCCAGCTTTTCGGCGTAATTCTTATATGCCTCATTCAGGCTTACGGTGAGACCCATCTGCTTGAGAACCTGAGGGCGCAGCGTATTGATCGCCCAAACCATTCTCTGAAACGCCTCGCTCGAATTGATACCGGCGATGACTGCCGCATCCTGCGAGATTCTCGCCAGCTTGGTCGCATGCTCCAGGTCGATATTGGCTTGTACCAATCGGATGATGTTCGTTCGCGCCACCTGGGTCGTGATGCCCTGCTTGCGGACGCCTTCCTCGAAGCGATTCAGCTCCTCAGTCGTATAGCCCGCAGTCCTGCCGACCTGTCGCATGACGATGCCAAGCGTCTCCACTCGTGCGGCCAGCAATGTGGTCTTGGCAATGAGCGCACCGCCCGCCGCCCCAAGCGCCGACAGGGCCATGCCACTTTTCTTCATGGCTCCGCTCAGCATCTCGAAGCGCTTCTGAGCGTTAGTGGCGGCCATCTTTGCATCCCGCTCGAATTTCTTCAGCGCATCGCTCGCCTCATTCTTGCCAACAATCCTGATTTGAGCGACCATGTCCGTCATTAGGACTTTCTCCTTCCAGATGCTACATCCCGCAGCCTTTCAATCATCTGGATTATTCTCGCCTGGCTCTTGGTCAATCCTTCAAGGTCAGTGGCATATTGGCGAAATGCATCGTATACGGTGAGTGCGGCCAATGCTTTCTCCAGCTCCAGTGCCTCCTCCTCCCGTATCTCATGGGGAAGGATATTCCAGTCAACCGCCCTGCAAAGCAACGCCTTCTTCAGGATGGCGGGCTGCCATATTGGTCTGCCGTCCGGCGTCTTTTTTATGGGACCTCGCCGTTCGCCTTCCTCCTGCTCTTCGAAACCGAACTGAGCATAGTCGGCGACGGCGATTAGCGATTTGGGCCGAGTGCGCCTGCAAGGTTATAGGCCGCCCTGTATGCAGCCCAAACGAAGGCCGCTGTATCAGGAGGCAGGTCGAACATGGCCTCCTCATACGCCTTCTCTAGTTGCCTCTCAAGACGCTCTTTCTCTTTCTGATCAGCTGCAGCTGCAATCTTTATGCGGATGGCCTTCGGCTTGAATGGCACCTGCTTTCCCAGCTCATCCAGGAAGTGCCAGTCCACAATCTTCCGGCAGACGACCACAGATGTCGCCCTGGAGCCAAGCGCTTCCTCGTACTCCACAAGGTCTCTGAACTTCCAGCCGCGCTGAACGAAGTCCACATACTCGCCTTCGTGACCCGCCGACTCATAGTCAATACGAATGGGCCGGTTAGCTTCAGCTACGGATGCAGCCTTCTGTGCGTCCTGAAGCATTTGCTCGGCCATCAGCTCCACATCTGAGCTTCTGATGACAGGCTCCGCCTCGACCTCTGACATATCGCTCTCCGCCATATTTTGCTTTTCGTCAGTCATTCCTACCTCCCGTCGTAGGTCCCGAAGAAAGGGCACAGGGGCGGCAGACGGTCGGGACGCCGCTTTTCGCAACCGGTTTGCTAGCCGCCCCCGTCAGACGACTAGGATACTGTTCCCCATGCCGGAGCCGTTGAGCCGTATGGTCTCCATGACGTTGCCACATTGAGCTTCCCTTGAGGGGTTGCCGATATAGAAACCTTCTGGCACCAGAACTCGCCCTCAAACTGAGGGTCGCCGGCCGTCGGTGCAGCACCCTGGCCGACTTGAATGGTGATGGTGCGGCTTCCGCCTCCAGCCGCACCCTTGGCAATGTCAAAGAGACTATCGCTCGATGGGTCGAAGTGGCCATTGATTTCGATGGGCATCGAGGGCATGCCGGCAATGCTGTTCACCACTCCATCCATGAAGCCGGTGACATCCAGCTCGCCATATTCATCGGGGATGTCAACGCTCTCGACATCTGTGCTCACATCCTGTGGCGTATCCGCATCGTCGTCAATCAGAACCTTCAAATATTGTCCACTCAGCTTTGCCATTTCATCCTCCTTAGATTAGTTTTCGCAAAGCAGAACTGCATAGCCGAAATCGTCGCCTGCCGAACCCGTTCGTGTGACCAGCAGCCTCACATATCGATTGATCGTTGAGCTGCTCGCCTTCCTCTCGGTCGTACGGCTCTGTCCATCCGCCGAGAAGGTAAGATAATCGACCCAGCTTCCATTATTGACCGTATTGTGTTGGACCTTCAGCGTGTAACTGTCGCTTGACGCTGGCGTGAAAACCACAAGATAGGCATTGGCCCCATTCGAATTTGCATCCCCCAGGTCGATGACATCGCATGTCTTGCTGTCGGTGATCGTCGCATAGTCCAGCACCCTTCCCCACTGCGGCACATAATTCCCCTTGACCAGGAACTTCGCATTAGCAACGATTTTCTCCTTGGGCGTCACCGGCCAGGAGAATGTAAACTGCTCAACCATGGCCGCAAGCCCTGGGTCGCCCTCATCCGGCACGGCTCCCTGCCCAATCAGAATCATCAGCACCTCTGGCGAGCTATGGCCAGCTGGGTCATCAAGCGCATCAAGGGACTCGTCCGTATCGGGGTCCATGAACGTCACAACGGCGGCATCCATGACGGCCAAGCCAGCCTCGGAATTGACCACGCCATCCTGGAAGGCCGTTGCATCCTGTTCCTCGTACTCCAGCGACACATCAATCTGACGGGACCTGCCGCTGATGTCATAGCCGGCGAACAGAATAGCCATATACTGCGCGCTCAGTTTAGTCATCCGCCGCCTCCTCTGCCGCCGCAGGCTTCGGCCCCTTCACGAACTCGATCGCTCCCATCTCGGCCAGGTGCTCCAGCAGCTCCGGCTCCCGCCGGCCCTTTGGCAAATCGTTGATCGTAAGCACCTTATTCTCGTCAGGCTCAAACCGAACGCCTGCGGGGTCCTTCTTGCGGTCAACTATGATATTGAAGCCGACCTTCACCACGAACATCACTTCCTCGCTAATTTTCTTTTTCCTCGGCATTTACAGGACCTCCTTCACTTCTTGAACAAGCTCGGCATAATGGCAGAGGACATCTCCGAACATCCTGAAATCGAACCTCGCCTGACAAGGCGGTCCGTAGAACTCGCCGCCGGAACCGTTGTCTCTCACGCTGCTGTGCAGCGAAGCCGAAGCGTTCAGCGCCGACATGATTGCCAGAACCAGAGCTGCGAATGTCTTTTCGCTCGCATCCGAATCCGAGACGGCCATAAAGCCTCGAATACGATAGGTATAAGTCACCTCCAGCGTATTGTCCCCACCGAATGTTCCGAATGACTCTTGCTCCTGCCTTACGTCCGACAGCGATATGGTCCAACCCCTCATCTCCTCTGAGCCTTCGATCGTGGCCACAAATAGGCTGATGAGACTGTCCCAGTCATCGGCGTAGCGCTCGTAGTCATGCACTTTACCTACATTATTGACGGACTCCAGCACACTCTTGATAAGCGCCCTGGCCTTGCTCTCGTTATAAGATATGGCCATCTACGCTCTCCTCATGGCGAAGCGTTTCACCGCCTTCTGTGGAACCTGGTCGAATATTCGCTGCACCCTTGTCTTTCCGCCTTCCGCCCATGCCCTGTGAAACATCTTCTTCGGCTCTGTGCCCTTCGTGCCAATCTTTCTGCGCACGAGGAATACTATGCTATCCAATTCGTCCGCCGGTGGGCTGAGCTTCCTGATGACCCATAACTGAATGGGGCCGACGGGCGGCCATTTGCCAGGCCGTCTGCCGAACTCCACATAATTTGCGTACTCGTGCGGGCTTGTGCCCGCCATCTGCACGGGTGACGCCCTCACCAGGCCCTCTAGCCCTCTCGCGCCAGACGGCGTTCCTCGGACCTCAAAGCCGGCGGGCCACTGAATGCTTGACCGAAGGATGCCGAAGTTGACCGGCGTTCGAGCCGCCACCATTGTCGTCAGAAGCTGGCCGCTCTCTCCCATCGCCGCCTCCAGCTCAGCATCTATGTCCTCTTTCATGGCAGGCATCGCCTCCGCCAATCTGATCAGCGGTGTTACATCCAACTCGAAATCAATCACCGCTGCCTCCGGCCATGGAAAAGGAAATCTCTACCCTGACCTGGGTCGATATCCATATCGTAGACCGCCGAGCCTGGCCTTCCCTTAGCCGACTTGCTGCGATCGATGCCGAGAAGCTCCTCGTATATCGATCGAAACTGCTTCGCCTGGGATCGATAGAACTCTCCCTGCCTGCTACGATCAGCAACGTCCGCCTGCAGCGTGCTTGATCGCTTCTGGCCGAACTTGTTTGACAACCTCAGGCATGAAAGACTGGCCGCCAGATAGCAAATCGCCGTGAAATGTTCCGCCGGAGTATCAATCCGCGGATCTTCTGCCTCATCCCACACATAGGGATTGCTGAACCTGATGCGGACCTTCTCCGATGATGATGGGCTGTGCCTGCGCATGAACAGGTAGACATTCAGCGTTGGCCATTCTTCCGCCTGAGTTTGATACACCTGCCAGTCAGCATCCTCCAGCACATTCGGCTGCTCATCCGACGAGACATCCGCCGCCGGATACTCGACCTCGATGGGTATGCCGAGCGGCGACCTCCACCCAGGCGTCGCTCCCACAACCTGAATGATGCCAGCGCTGTCCGTTCCATAGGCCGACCATGAGCTGCCATCGTAGGTCGATACCGTATTTGTCACGCTGCTCTGGTCCACGCCCAGGATGACCTCAGTTGTGCCATCCACATAGTCGTAGCCGCTGCTCTCTACGCTGAAGTGATAGGTGCCCGCTGGCAGAGTGACCGGCTCATCGAGTGCGAACTTCACCGCGGCATATCTTCCCTCAGGAGGACCGGCATCATCATCAATATCCACGTTCTCCGATGCGGCGATGACAGCCGACGGCAATGACGAAGCATTCGTATATATCTTGCTGAGCAGATCGCCCGCAACTGTGGCACCGGTCCGCTTGAGATAGATGTGCCACTCATAAATCGTATAGGTGCGATCGAGCGTGACAGAGATTGCAAGCCTCTGATCCGCAGCAGCGTCGGCGTCCGTCAATTCGATGCCCGCATCCTGTGTTGATTGGGCCACCGAATGAACAGCACCCCACAGCAAATAGTACCTGCCGCCATCTCCGGCAAATTCCACTACATTCCTGCGCGGCATGTCTTTGTTGTAGATTTCGATGGCCTCTCGGATGGCATAGTCCCTATCCGCAGATGCGAGCACCGTATCCGCAATGCCCTGCAGCAATGAGTCAACTCTGCTGTTGAAGGTGCTGAGCTGGGTCAGCGTGGCCATATCTTTCTCCCTTTCCGCCTCTTATTTCAGACACTCATTGTAGGCATAGACCCGCCTAACCCACTGCAATATAGAGCACGTCATCACCGGCGTTGTCGCAAATCCGGTATAGCTGATTCATGTTCTCAACCGGAATCCAAGGCGTCTCCTCGCCCGCATCAAGCTCCCATCCTGTCGTTGTATCTGTTGAGCCATTCGGCTTCGTGACGCCCGCAATACCGATGTACACATTGCCCGAATTGCCAAGGACCGCCTTGAACTTCACGAGCCGACAAGAAAGGCTGGGCATCTGGGCCGCCGTTGCGCTGCCCGCGATCTCTCCAACCCCAATTACCCGCATGGCGGTTTCAAAGAGGCTCCCGCTCATCTCTCACTCTCCAGTCGAAGGGCGAGAGCAGCCATGATGACCACTCTCGCCCCACTTTTACGCTTCAGCTTTCCCTTCCTAAGCGGTGATCTGCTCGACGGCCGCCAGAATCTTCTCGGCCGTTTTCTTCCCAACGCCTTTCACCGCTTTCAGATCGTTCACCGAAGCCCCAGCCAAGTCATCGACGGTTTCGAAACCAGCCGCCAGCAGCTCATTTGCCATGGCCTCGCCGAACATTTCCACGAATGGATGCTCGGCTTTCTCCTCCGTCTCTTCCTCGGCCTCCAGCTCAGCCAAGATTTCCGCCTTGGCGTCCTCCATCAGCTTCTGCTTGATGCGCACAATCAGCGTTACTCTGCTGTTGGCGTCGCTGATGTTCAGCCCAAGAGAGACGGCCAGCCGTTTCAGCTCATCAAGCTGCAATTGCTCAAGGCCCGGCTCTGCTCGCTTATTTGCCACATCGAGCTCCCGCATCGAAGCATCGAATTTCTTCACGCCCTTGATGCCGTAGTCGATGACGGCCACAATGCGCTTTTCTCCGTCGGCGTCCTCATAGAACTTGGCGCTGAGAACGTTTCCGCCCTTCAGCGTCTCGCCCTTATGAGCCACCAACTCCTCAAGGCTTTTCCTCAGCGCCTTGTCCATCCCATCCCTCCTATTCTGAGACATAACCCCAAAGGATGACGCGGCCGGTCGCCTTCGGCGTTGAGCCGCCGGCCAGATTGAGGTCAAGCTCCACCCTGGAACCTGCTTCGATCCTCTTGGGTGTAGTCAGCGTGGCCAGCGCCGCCGATGATACATCAACCGCCACCGCCCCGCTAATGTCAGAGCAGTCATCTTGGATGTCGATCGTCGAGGTGGTCGGCGTGCCGGTCATTGTCAGGCCATGGCTGATATGGGTGAACAGGATTGATTTGGGGACATACTGCGGCTCGATACCGTCGGCATCCGCCTGGGCATCAAGTTGGAACATCGCGAACGGGATCAATCGCTCGTTCATCTTTCCTCTCCTTCTTCATGGTGGGAGGCGGAAACCCGCCCCCCACCCTATTCGCTTACTCGGCCTACGACACGTTGTTCTTGTGCAGAGGTCGGAAGTCCGCAACCGGCGCACAATGGTAAGTGCTTGAGAAGCGGAAGCCGAACAGCCGCACCTTGAAGCGCAGCTCGTCGTTGGTGAACATCGAGCCAGCGCGCTCATCCTCAGCGGAGAACAGCTCCGGCGTCCTGCGGCCGCGCAGCCAGATGAGATAGATCGCGGGGAACTGCGCGGGGTCAGCCACCAGCGCCCAGTCATTCGCATCTGTCCAGGCCGGAACCACAATCGTCTCAAGCGCCCCCTGGAGAATGTTGCGGGTCTGCAATTCGCCGCCACTCGTCGCTCCACCGGACTGACTCGGAACCATCTCCGACATCACGATTTGCTTTGCGGTCGCCTCCAGGTCAACGGGCACCAAGAGGTAGCGAGGTGTGATGTTCAAGCGCCGGCCGGCACCAAGCGGCTGATCTGTCTGCTTGCGCATGGCCGTCCGCGCAGCGATTACGCCCGAATATCCAAGCCCAGTCGTTAGCAGATTGGCATGGCCGCCGGCAGAGGTGACAGCCGTGGCATTGAAGAGAGCACCGGTGTCCGCCAGAACGGGACCGGCCGATGAGTTGACCGTGAACACATTGGCCACGAGATCGCTGACCTCGTTGTACCAGGCATTCGCCAGGCGGGAAGGAAGCGACCGAATCTTCGCCAGCTTATCCCTAAGCAGCGTCTCCAGCGTGACGCCGATGTAGCCGCCGCGCTTGAAGTACGAGCTGGTCTCCTCCTCATCTTCCCAGTCGAGCTCCAGGTATGTGTCACCCTGCGACATGGCATTCAGGCCGCCAATGCCGAACACGCGCACGAGCGTCGCATCATCGAGCGTGGCCACATCCTCTTGGCGAACGATCGGGTCCCACCATGCTTCACGCACGGAGTAATCCGCCGCCAGCAGCAGGTTGACGGTATTCTTCACGATGGAGCTGACGGTGCTGGTCGTGATGTTCGCCTCAGACAGGCGCTCGGGAGAAATCTTGCCATCCAGAGCATAGTCATAGCCGCCCATGAGACCGACATACCACTCAGACAGGCGACCGAACTCCGGAACGTGGAAGGACTTCTCGGCATAGCGCTTGAAGGATTCGCTGAACCGCTGAGGCGCATAGTGATCAATCTCTGCCTGCGGCTTGCCCGCATTCTCCTTGGCCTTTGCGACGAGGTCTGCAAAGCGAGAAGAACCGGCCACGAGCCTCATCAAAGACATCTCCCACTCGTCCCTTGAGACGCGGGCTTGCGTGCCGAGATTCACGCCATCCGGCACGACGATACCATCATCTGCACCTTCAGCGATTTCTGCACGCATCTCCTTGATGATTTCCTCCAACTCCTTGCTCTCGAAAACCCGACCCGCAAATTGCTTGCGGATGAGCTTCTGGACATAGGACGGGAGGCCGCTGGCCTTGAGCTTGGTATCAAGCTCAGCGGTGCATGCTTCGACACGAGCGGCTTCGGCCATTCGCTTGACCTCATCCGCGGCTTTCTTGGCTTCCTTGACCAACTCCTCTACATCCTCCTTTTTCAAGCCTTCCTCCTCGTGCTCAGTCTCAGGGTCCGGCTGCTCGCCCTCCTGGACATCTTCTTCGGTCTCCTCGGTCTCCGGCTCTTCAGCAACAGCAGCCTCCAGAGCCTCCACCCGCTCCATAATCGGCTGAAGCTTCTCGTCGAGCGTCGAGCCGATTTTCTCCAGCAACTCCTGCATCTCCATAGCACTTTTCTCCTTGTTCTCTGAAATCTTCGCCGCGACAAGCCTCAGAAAGCGGCCGCCCGCAGCCGGCTCTGCAACCACATCCACGCTCAGCGCATCGGTGATTTTGTGGACCGCCAGGTAGCTTTGGCCATCGATCTCCTTTTCCTCGCCCTCTCCAACGGCGTCGATAGATAGACCAATCTCGCTCAGGACATCCGACTCCGCCGCATTCAGCAGCTTTGTCCTCAATCCCTCATCAATCACCTTGAGCGTCCCGACGATCGCCTTCTTCTTTTCATCCCAGGCGACATCCACAATCACTCCGACCAATTCGTTTGCGACCGAGCGCATGCCCTGCTTCTCGGCAAATTCCTCATCGGTGAGATGATTGTCGTAGACCTTGACCCTCTCAAAGAGAGGGGCCGCTTCCTCCAGCGCACTGGCACTGTATAGTCTGCCGTTGGCACTGCGAATGTACGTCTCGCCATCCGCCTCGATGATGTCGTCCTTCGTGTCCGGCCCGATGATGGTCACAAGCCACTGCTTGCCTTCCTTCTTCTTGGCCTCCGCCACCTGGAAGAATGCCAGCCTTTCGGTCAGCGGCACCCACTGGCTCTCCAGCTCGACCTGCTTCCATTCTTCAAATGGCGCAAACACGACTTCATCATCCTTCAGCTCGAATGGCACATCGTAATTCTTGTCCTTGTAGCGGACAACGGCGTGGGTCTCGTACACCTCGCTCACCCAAGCCTCAAACTCCAATCCACTGCCAAACTCTTGGTGGAAAGCGGAGTGCACCTTCGCAACCATATCCTCGATGCTCTCTTCGCCGTTCATCAGGGTTTCGATCTCCCGCTTCGGCCTTTTATTCATCAACCCTCCTTCGCTGTGCGCCTCTTTCTTGCCCACGACCCCATAGGCCATCTTGAATGCCTTCTCCTCGCAGTCCTTCCCGTCCTCCTGCTGACAGCGCTCCAAGGCACCATTGAAAACCGCAACCCACTGGGAGCGCTTTTTCGCCGACATCTTCTTGACGGCATCCGGCAGATTTGGGTCGTCCTTGCCGCTGTAAGGCATTCGTCCTCCGGCTTAAAGCAAGAGACGCGCCGCACTAGGCAGCGCGTCGTTCCTCGGTTCACGCGCTCACGGGGCGGATTAACCCTTCGGTGTCCTCTCCCGCGAACTCACTCAACTGTGGCTATATTATACAATCACCCGCCACCTGTCAACTTTGAGCCATCAAGAACTCTGAACTTCTGCAAGCCATCCCTGCCCCTTGCACTTTTCTCAATGGCCATTACATGAAGCCCTGCCTCCATTGAGCGAATATGCTGAAGCAGCCTGAACTCAATAACCGAAACCTCAATAAACTCATCCTGCCTGCGCGGATGACCAACCATCATGCTGTCATCGCGCCAACTGCTATTCATCCCGACCCGCTCCCGAAAAGCTGACGACCGCCGTCGGATATGCCGTTATCCTTGGCGTCTTTCCTGGGTGAAAGATAGCGCTGTGCTTCTCCGCGATCTGCCTGCCCAAGCTTCCGCTGAATGTCTTGGCGCAATGGCCACAGTACCATATCGTGAAGCTCTCTGCGACATCTTCAACCTCGGTCGCATCCAGTGGCCACATAGGACTCTTCCACTTCCACTCAACGACCTGGCGCGGGTCCTTCACTCCTGGCCCCCTTCCTCCCAAGGGATGAACATGCCACACTCGGGGCAGAAATTCCACCATGCCAGCAGCAGCTTCTTGCACTGGCCGCATTTAGCCTCCGCAAGCTCAGTCGTCAACTCTACAAGCTGTCTGACCTTTGCCGTATCCGCAGCCGAGGCCCTTCCCCTGCTATGAGGAACGCTCAGCCTTGAGGACGCCATCATCGCCGCTTTCTTCATGCCTTATTTCCTTCCCGCAGAGCCGCAATCTTTCGTACCTCTCCATTACGCTGTCCCTGTACCGGACAGCCTCCCTCTTTGTCCCATGCCACTTCCTGAGCGGCTTTCGTTTTCCATTTGCCAGGCGGCCTTCTCCCTTGTAGCGCTTATATCCGAACATTCTGGCCGACCAAATTCTTTCGTAACGATCGAAGCGTAGCCTTGGCGCTATGCTCATGCCAGCCCTCTCTCCTCAATGATGGCCTGCACCTCATCATCTAGGCCGCCCCATAGCTCGCTCGTGTCCCCCCATTCTTCTTTATGGGCGACCACTACACAACGGCAATTCACCCTCTCCTTTGCCGGCAATCCTGGGTCGCCTGGGAACATCGCAGGACATCCGCCAACCATAAACGGCTCATCCATCTTCACAATCTGGCCGTGAGCTTCCAAATGGCTGTCCCTGGTGCGTGTATCGCCGGTCGCCATCCATGCCCGCATCAGGTTCTCAACGCCCATCTCCGACGCCCACTTCATCATGTTCAATCCTGCAAGGTTCTGAGCAGCCATAAGCTCCGTTCTGAGAATTCGTTCCGCCTTAGCGCTTATGCCGGTCGTTCCAAGCTCTCGGAATGCGCCATAGCTTCGCAGGCCAACGATGTTGCTGATATCCCGCATGGCATCGAATGGGCTGCGGCCACCCAGATATGCAGAGTAGACCACATCCTTTATCCAGGTCCTCATCTCCTGCGTGACCTGGGTAATGCGCTCGAAGGTGAACGCTTCATGCACCGCTCTGAGGGAGGCAAATCCGACAGGCTCCGCCAGCTTGAAGCCGGTCGCCCCCTCAAAATACTCCATCCCGAACTCTATCTGGACCCTGGTCATTTCTTCTCCCAGCGCCCATCGCTCCTGATAAGTAGAGCGCACATCATTCGTTATATCGGTGGCGGCATCGATCAGCGAAGCATCGACCGAGGCGAGCATGGCCTGGATTTCCGCAGGCGACAATCCGGCCAATTCCGCCGAGGTTATGAGTCTATGCAGCTCCTTGCGGGCATCCGTCAACCTTCTGATGAGCCGCCTTCTTGCCTCATCATCGAGCGCCTGAGCCTTGCGGACCAGGCGCTCAATCTGCCGAGAAAATCGATCGGCCGCTGATGGCATTCTCTATGCCGCCTCCTGTTTCGACTCCTGGCCTTCGGTTTCGGCTTCTTCCTCGGTCTCAGGCTCCTCCTGGCCAAGCTCATCCAGCAAGTCCTTCAGCGCATTCGCCTCCATCTCCTCTTTCTCATGATAGGCCAGCGTCTTTTCCATGTCTATCTCAACGCCGAACATCTTCACGATAGCGGCGATCAGCTCTATGGCCTTGTCCATTGTAATCATCTTGGCCATAAAAAGCCGCAGGACCACATTCACCACATTCATAAACGCCTGGCTGACCCGCAGCATATCCTTCGAGCTGATATGCGACATCGAGACCTCAAACGCATCCCTGGCCTTCACCATTTCGACATCATCCGAGCTTCCGGGAACCTCCACTTCCTCCGGCAGAAGGCCAAGCGCCACCAGCACATCAATCTGATACTGGCAAATCTGCTTGAACATATTCTGCACGAATTTTTGCCGCCGTGACAGCATCTTGAAGGTCGGCTCCCCCATCTCGGCCGCCGTAGCCCTATTGGTATATCCGCCCTCTGCCAACCAATGTTCGGGAATGCGCATGCCGCCGGCAATGAAAATCCTAAGCGCCCTGATCAGCGTCTGAAGTTCCGGCGTATGCAGGCTTGGGTTCACTGCATTCAGCTTCACTCTTTCGTTGTGGGCATAGACGCTTGTCGCCCTGGCCCGGCCTACCCTGGCCGCATGGACGCTCAAATTCAATTCGGGGTCCGATGCAGTCTCACTGCCGCCCTCCACGGTGACATCCCACACAAAACGCTTTAGAGCTTCCACATGCTCCGCGCCATCGAAGAAAAGCTGATCATAGCGATCAAGCCAATCAATCATTGGTAGCAGGTCGGGCCTGCCTCGAATGCCTGTGCTGAGCTTGTTCACCTGGAACAGAAAGCATTCGCCTTTATATTCCTGTCCTTCCAAAACCTTCTCGGCCTTTTGAAGCTGCGCCCGACCTGTGCCATCATCAGCCTCTACGAAACGCCACTCCTGGCCTTTCTTAAGCCGGCGATTGAGCCGGGCGTGAAGCTGTCGCCTTTCGGCTTCACTCAAGCGATCGTTGCCGCTGTCCTCTGAAATCATTCGCCATGCTTCCAGGTCCTTATAGCCCTGGAGCGGGCCGTCTTTTCCCTCCGACCTGATCAGCTTGTAGATGGGACCATTATCCAGGCTGCCGGTTTCTCCCTTCAGCCTGATTGCGATTACATCCCTGCGGTTTTTCGGGTTTGTGATGATAGCCGCTATCTGGCTTGGGTCCACAGGGGCCAGCCTGAGCCGGCCGTCGCCCTTCATGCCAAGCTGCTCACCGTCCCTGACATATGCGATGAACAACTGCTCTCCGAAAAGCGACAGCTCCCTTACGATGCTCTCCGCCAGCTCGCCATCGAGGTCATTCACTGGGTCATTCCAGAATGCATCGAGCGCTTCGGCCACCTCATCATTCTTCGCCGAAATCGTGATGCCATCGCCCAGCACATAATCTACAATAATCTCCGTGATCGCCTTGGCAAGAGGGTTCGTATTCCATAGGCGATACGCCGCTTCAATTGCCCTCTCCTGGCTGATTGAGGACAAATCACGCGGCGCATGTACGGTACTGCGGTACCCCCTGCTAATGGGCTTGCCGTCAGAAGTGAACATGGGCGGCTCATCATCGCCCGCCCATTGGATGCCTTCCTTCATTCCATCTGCGAAGGCCCTATGGCTTGCCTCTTTGACGGCCTGCCTTACTGCTTCTTCGAGCGTATCTCCCGCGATGAGGCGGATGAGGCGCTCCCTGAAACCCGCTCTCTCTTGCATCGTTCCTCCCTGATATGGGCGTCCCGACCGCCATTTTTCGTGCTACATGCCGCGCAGAGGTAAACATCAGGCGCGTAAATTGTGCCGCAGAGCGGGCAACGCCAGCCCTCTCTCACCTGCCTCGGCGGGCCATCATCCACAACATTATGATTATTCTCGGCTAATGGGCACCATGGCTTGTGAACTATCCCGCCGCTCGTCAATTCTGCCCCGCAGTAATAGCAGCTCGAAATCCAAAGCATAGCCACTCCTAACCGCCTTGCAGTATAGCATCTGAGCACATCTCAATCAACGCCAGACCACCTTCCAACCATCACCTTATCATGTATCCCAGGCCATGAGTGCAGTGGGATGACGGGCTGATCTGCCAGCAGGCCGAAACCCCGCCAGAACTTATGCGCCGGACCGTAACCGTTGCGCTCCCCTATGTAGACGATGGGCTTTTCGCTGCCCCATGCCTCTGCAAAATCGAGCACCTGCTCATCACCCACAGGCGGCCAAACGATTAGCAGGATGTCCGAGGCTGGCCCGAATGATTGAATGGCCTTGATGCCGTCCATCTCGATGACGTTTGTCGGTTCTTCCATCAGATCATGGATGGCCATCCACTCCCTGAGCATGGCATCAGTCGCCACTATGCTCACGCCGCATTCCTCAAGCGCCTTGGCGACCCAGCCTCCGCCTGCCATCACCTCCAGCACCGTGCGCCTGCCTATCCACTCCGCCAGCTTGCTGGTCCACACCTTCTCAATGACTGTCCAGCAGCCACGCCTGAACAGCTGCTCTCTTGCCTTCCTGACCATTTCGAACCTATGGGCACTCATGTCCGCCCAGTCGCCGCCTATGCTTGTCCCCTGGGGCGGCTCCGCTGGAATGCGGCCCGCTTCTATCTCCTTCAGATATTCCTCAAGCCGCATCATCTTGAGCCATTATCTCCGTCATCAACTCGCTGACATGAGAGGCGATGAGAGTCTCCTGCTCCTTCCAAAAGCGCAATTCCATCACCATCTTCTCGCTCCATTCAGACACCTTGGCCAGCTGCGCCAGAATCATCAGCATGAAAAGGCAATGAAACACGAGAACTATAAAGATAGCGGCTACGATAATCGTCAATCCATTCATCTGCCATCACCTTTCTGAGCCGTTCAAGGAACTGCTCATCTGTTCGTTCCAGAGGTTCATTGAATCCCAGGGCATCCAGCCAATCCCCCAGCTTTTTCTCCGCCAGCGCTCTCAGGGACGGCCCCATTTCATCCTTCCATCCGCCAGGCTTCCCGCGCCTGAAGGTCGGGCTGGCCTCGGGGCTGACGGAATCTATCATATAGCTCACAAGCTCGCTACTCCAATTCATGCCCGTTCGCTTACGCAGGTATCCCAGGATTGCCAGGCAGGACGTGACAGGATTGATCACGAGGTCCCTGTATTGAATGGGCAGCACCCAGTCCTGTGCCAGCCAATATGCATATTGCTCCCATCTCTCTCTAAGCGAAGTGTATCCCGCGAGGCCAGTGATGACAGCCCTTACTCTGTCCTCGTGCGTCGGCAGCTTCTGGAACATGCGCTTGAAGGGATGTCTCCACCTTGAATCATCGGGGTTGCCAGCATGATAAGCCTCACTAATGGCCACGTCTCGCAGGTCCCTGTGCAGAAAGATGACCGCCCATCCTTGCTCCCTTATCCATTGGAGCACCGGCACGCTGGCTGCGAGATGTCCTGCGACCATGCTCCCATCTTCGACATGATGGAGGTCATCCATGACTTTCTCTAGCGGTCTGACCGCCGGTCCCCATCCGCCATTCTCAAAGATGCTCAGGTACCTTTCCGCGGGCTGCCCTGGCAGAGAGGCAAAGCCTCTCGCCGGTTCCGCCAGCGGCCTGACCATCTGAGCAATCAGATGAGTACCCGATTTGGGAAAGCAGTTCAGCAATATTGGCCTATGCGGCATCCTTCACCTCCAGCTTGAGTGCTCCCTACTCCACACATCCTGCCTGGCCTTCTCCTCCAGCATGACCCCTTGAGCCTGCACTGCATCGCTGATAATCGTGACAGCGGCCCTGAGTGCATCCAGGCGATGGAATTTGCGCTTGTCTTGAATCTGGTTCGTCGGCTGACCTGTCTTGTCTATCTTGCGTTTATAACTCTCCAGCTCTGCCAGCAGGCCGCGGCATGAGCGGAATACCCTGAAGCGATCTGATTTAATAAGCCCAATCACCCGACTGATTCCCTCTTCCACTCCGCCAATCTTGGGAGCATCAACATAAATGCCGGCTGCTCTCCAATCCGCCCTGCTCTGTATTTCGGACGGCGAGCCGCCAACGTACTCTATGCTGCCCTCTGGGTCCTCCAGCACATCAGCGTCGTGCTCCTTTGTCCTCTCGACATGCTCAGGAGTTGAGACATTGCCGCCAAGGTACTCATCATAGACATACCAGCGATTATCCTGCGGGTTGAGGGCGAGCCATATCTGCGCTGTGTTCGCTCCGCCGAAGTCAATCCCGCACACTCTATCCCAATAGGTCGGTATCAAGAATGAGTCCACGATCATCTTCGATGGGTCAAAGGCATTGTAAATAAGGCCCGCCGGCCTGGTGAACTCTCCCAGGTATCGCATCTTGAACAGCCAATCTGGGAGCGTTCGCCTGGCCCTCTCAAACTCTTCTGGCGAGAACGCCGGGTTCAGAATGTTGGGGAACTGCACCACCTCATAATCTGGGTCGCCCATGAGCCAACGGTCGTACCACTCCGTCTTGAGCCATCCTGTATTATCCGGCGTTGTCGTGCCCAGCACCCTTCCCTGGTAGAGCGCCGTGCGGAGCTGGACATCCACCCAATCGTTCAAGTCCCACTCATCATCTCCGACCTCATCGAGCCATGCAGCCCTGGCCGTAGCCGCCTGAATGCCGCCGGTCCCGCCGATCGATAGCAGAATGATGCGGCCCCACATTCTATCTGTGGCCCTCCTCGCCCAAAAGCGGCCCTTTGGGTCTTTCAACTCAATCACCCTGGCCCCAGGCCAATACCTGCCTATCCTGAGCAGGTCGCAGAACACCTCCTGCATGGCGGGCAGCATCTTGAGATTGAATAGAGGGAAGCTCGTCGTAACCGCCAGGTAGTCGTTATCTCCCCCTTCGGGGTCTGCGGTCCTGTTGATTTCTCTCGCAAACCACCAGGGGCCGAAGGAAGTCTTGCCGCTCTGCGCTCCCGACAGCATGAGCACAAACCTCGCCTTGGCGGTCCAGACGAGGTACTGTCCCTTGTGCGGTCTCAGCTCGATACGGCCATCGCTGCTGAGCGAGTAAATTCGTTTCATTCAATTTTCTTAGATTTGGCTCTCTTGCGCGGTTTCTTGGGGCCATTCGATTTCCTTGCGCCTGCCGCCCTTCGCTTGGCGCTTTTGCGGGTCGATTTCTTCTCAATCTCTTCTGGCGGAACCACGCTAATCTCTTTCACCGGAATTGCCAGCACCCCAACGCCACCGCTCTCCTCAATTGCCTTGCCGAACTCTGAGCGCCAGCGTGGTCTGCCGCGGTTTATCAGGAAAAAGCGCTGTGCCTGGACGTTGCCGGACAGGGCGGTGACGAACAGGGCGTCCTCCACAAGCTCATTTCTTGAATCCAGGGCCTCATCGACGCGCTTCCTATACTCATCATCCTTCATGCGATAAGCGTACTCTGTCTGTCTTGCAACCTTTGCCAGCTCACATGCAGAGCTAATCGTATGGCCATTCAGGATTGCGTCCACAATGAGGTCCTGAACCGCCTTGGTCATCTTTGGTCGCCTTCCCATACGGCCTCCCCATTAAGTCCATGTCCATATTGACTGATTTTATTCAGATGCCAACCACTCTTCGAACGCCTCCATCAGTCGTTCTTTGAGCATAGGCAGCTGCTTTTTGGCCGATCGCTTGCTCATGTTCAGGCGAATGACTGCCACAGGCGCATCTTCTATCCTGAAGCAGACAACCGCCTGATTCATATCATCCAGCAGCACTTCTGCCACCTTTCCCGCTATCTTGAGTGCCATTTCTCTTATCCTGGCCCTGCGCTGAGGCGTGCTATCTCCAATCGGCTTCGGCTGCTGCGGTATCAACCTGGTGAGCGGATATTTGAAAAGGTCCAGCTCTCTTACGTCCAGCTCATTCTTTCTGATGATACGCTTCACCCTTGAGACACTCAATCCGCCACGCACTGTATTGAGATTGTTGACGAGATTGAACTCCTCCTCCTTGCTGAGCTTGCCCTCCAGCACAATAGCATCAATTTCATCATGGCCGAGCTGAGACCAGGCTTCTACTCGATGGTGGCCTGCGATGATGCGATATCGAGAGCCTTGCTTAAGCATCACTGGAAGCTCAAGCATCCCGTGACTTTTCAATTCTTCTCTGAGCCTGTTGAATGTCGCCCCATCCTCCTCATTTGCACTCAGAGGGTTATGATGCACATGCGCCAGCGGAATGGATTGCACGCCCACTCTTTTGACAGCCATTACAGCGATCTCCTGTCTCCTCTTTCGCTCAGGACCCTTATTCTATCGCCCAGCTTTATTGTATAGTCTCTCCACACCTCCGAAACAAGGTCGGCAAAATTCAGCGGCGCGCCGAACCTGCGTTTCATCCATCGCCTGAGCTTCTTCGAGTAGCTGGGGTAATTCTGCAGAGCATCAAGCACTTTCTCCGCCGCCTCGCCGACCGAATCGAATCGCAAGGGCCAATCCGCGGGAATTACATCGTGGGTCCATGGCCTATTCCAGACAACGGGAACGCATCCCTGGCCCATCAATTCGATGAAACCCGCCGGTAGACCTTCCGCGTGACTTGTAATCAGCAGAACCTTTGCTTTCCTTGTGAGTGCTCGATAGATTTCAGGCGGCTCACCCGCATGTACCCGCAGATTTTCGATGGCCAGCATAGATTTATGTTCCGCGCTCATCTGACCCGCCTCTCTGCTAAGAAACACCTCTTTGCGGATATTTGGAAGAAGCGCAAAGACCTCAGCGGCCATGCTTGGGTTCTTCATCTTGCTGGCCCTTCCAGACCATACGACAACGTCCTCCTTGCCGCGCCATGGCCTGCGATCCTGCCAGCTATAGCTCTTGGCCCTTCGAATGCGGGGAAAAAGAGGGTGGCCGGCGGCGGCCATGAGCTTACGCATTATGCGTTCCTCGTTGGCGCTGTCGAGAGTGAACACCCAAAATGTTTCGCTCCTTGCCATAGACGCCAGCATGAACTCTGCCGCCTCAGGGGTCACATAATCCCAAAGCTCCTCTGGCGCTTTCGCCATCACAGCAATCACGGGCGGCAAAGGTCGTCTCCAAAGCGCCATCCCATGCCCATATATGGCCCAGGCCGAGGCAAGGCCGTTTGTGATATAGAGGTCTGCCGTCAGCCCCTCCTCTTGATACATCGCGCATGTTATGTGCGTCTGTATCTGGAATATATGGTCAAGCTTGCTGGCCGCCGTCTCATGAGGGACCACATAGCTATTGCGCCACCCCTCCACATCCAGGCAATTGGTATATAGGCTGCTCTCAATCTTCGGATTGGCAGCAAGCAAGTCGTCCTGCATCACCCTTAGATGATGCACCACCATGCTTTCGTTTTGCCTGGCCCCGCCCGCCACCCAAACAACTCTCCTGAGCGGATTGTCGGAGGCCATGATCTCGTACCAATTGCTTAGATGAACGTCCGCCTCTCTCTTACCTTCCTCCATGCTCTACTCGCTATCTCCATCGCGCCTTCCGGCGTAAGATGAATGCCGTCGGTGAATTTGCGGATGTTTTCGCATTCGACGATCGCATCGCTCTGGCCGCTCATAAGCTCATGAAGTCCCCGATTGTATTCCTTGATGCGGTCCAGCGCCTTTCTCGTGTAGCCTGGTGAACCGAAGCCCAGCGGCAGGGGAATCGTCATCACATAGGGGCGCTTCCCCAAAACATTACACCACTCGACGATTAGACCAACATTTCCGAGATAAAGCTGCAGGGGCGTATTGATCTCATCCTTGGCATCATTCGTTCCGATTAGAACAAAGACCTCCTTCGCTGGGGAGGCCCGCAGTTTATCGAGGGCCAGGCGAACAAGCTGCGAGCTCGTACGGCCATCCTTCGCCTCGATGTCAGGAAGCACTACCGCCTCTTTCTTGGCAATCTGAGCCATGTATATAGGCCAGCACAATCCGAATGGGTCTCTGCTTCCAGCTGTCAGACTATCTCCAAGGAAAAGCATCTCAATCCAGTTCATGACTCACTCCATTCAATGATATCTTCTGCGTCGTGTTCCTTCGAGAGCATGCTCTGAAACTCCGCCTCCCTGTCCTTCTCTTCCCAATACTGAATAACTTTCTCGATGCCATCATCGACGGTTATCTTTGGCTCCCAACGCAGCAGCTTAGCGGCCCTACTGATATCGGGCCGCCTTCGGCTTATTGGGTCCCATTTGCTCATGTCGTAGTCGATGGGCACCGACAGCTTGCCCGCAATGATTTCGGCCACCTCGCTGATCATCAATTCCAAATGGCCGCCGATGTTGATAGGACCCTGGAACTGATGCTCCATCGCCGCCATTATGCCTCTCACGCAGTCATCGACATATAGCAGCGTCCTTGTCGTTGAACCCATGCCCCATATTGTCACCTTGCCCTTGTAAATTGCATCCCGCACCATGCTTGGAACGAGACGGCCATTTGCCCTCATCCTTGGGCCAAAGGTGTTGAAGATGCGAACAACGGCGCTCATCACATTTTTCTCTATGCGATATGTATTGAGCATTGTCTCGGCTGCTCGCTTGCCCTCGTCATATCCCCCCCTTGCTCCCATGTGATCGAAGCGGCCCGGCTCCTCCTCGGTGGTCGGCACATTTTCGGCATTGCCATAAACCTCGCTGGATGATGCGAACAGCAGCTTGGTCCTCTGTTCGCCCTCAATTTCCATCCTGGCCAGGACATATCGCACGACTTCTTCAATTTGGCGGATTGAAACAACGAACGCCTCCGCCGGCCATTTTATGAAATCAGTCGCCGATACGACACCGGCCATCATGTAAATCTTGTCCCAGTGCCGATCGGCATTCAGGCTCCAGGAACGGCGGATAACATTCTCCACCGAAACGCTGAAAGCATCCGACGCCCGAAGCGCTGCGATATTGTCCGGGTAGCAATAGACCATTGAATCGATGACATGGACGGAATCGCCCTTAGAGATATGAGCCTCCGCCAGATGGCTTCCGATGAAACCGGCCCCGCCGATAATGAGTATTTCTTCCATTTCGCCTCCTGGCGCACAAAAGCCCAGCCTGAGCTGGGCCTCCGTGCCTTGAATTGCTACTCGTGTAGCACTTTTGCCATTCCCACTCCAGCCGCCTTAGAACAGATTGATTTGTGGATCATCTTCGGTCGGTCTGTAACTGGGTTCTCTGGCACTTTTTCCATCTGCCGTGTGATAGCCGTCCCCTAGCTCAGGGTCCCAGCCTCGGTACTTGGAGGGGAAGGCTTCGTTCTCTAGTTTAGCACCTTCCAACCAAAAGTGCTCCACCCCTCGGCCCATCTTCCGGCCCCTTGCCGTATGCATGTCCAGGGCGTAGTCGGGAACCTCACGCCGACCCTTTACACGCCGCATCCGAAGGACATGATTTGTGAAGTCGTCCGCCTCGCGGGATTTGGGGGACCGTGCCATCTCAAGGATAACGTATCCCAGCATGCAGAGGTCATACTTGTCATGCTTGGGGCGTTTTTTGGCCGATGGGTCCTTGAGCAGCGTGAGGATGTGATTGCAGAGATTGACGACAGTGTTCACGAGCTGATGATTGGCCGCGCCGATGTCCTCCGTTGCGATGACAACGAGCCGCTTCCAGAGGTAGGCGTGATAGCCGGCCAGGGCGAACTCCAGCGCCCAGTACATCGCCTCCTCCTCCAGGCCCCTGCGGATTGACTTCTGAAGGGCCGAGGCCGCCTCCCCGAAGTCGTGGCCGAATTTGGTGACTTGCTGATATGCTGCCATTTCTGCTCCTTCCTGTCCATTGGATTGTCCTAGATTAATTATATACTACTCGCCCCTTTACGTCAATTGGTCTTGGACTTTTTCCGGCGATATCTTCTGGCGTGATTGCGATTGAGAAAGACATGGCGGCTGCTGCTGGGAATGAAGGCCATGCCGCAACCGCAGGCGCACAGCCTGGCAGGACGATTGCAATATAGCAGCTTGTCATTAGTCTCGGCCGAATATGGGAGCCTTACTTTTTGCAAGGTCACATGGTGATGCTGGCCCATGTTGTTGATCGCGCTTATCAATCTTTCTGTGAGCGGCAGCGATCCATTCTCGACAGCCGCGAGATAGCCCCTTGAATAGCCCAATAGTCTGCTCATCTCCGAAGCCGATAATCCCAGTTTTTGTCGTTTACGGCGGATGTCCTCCCTGCTACGTATGATTTGATGCTTTTGCATGATTTTCTCCACACGGCGCAAAATTAGGCGGTTCTAGCACCCCATCGAGCCTTCCGCCAGCAGTATTCATCTATTTCTGGAGCCTGGGCCATATAGTCGAGCACAGCCGGCCCGCCATAGATAGATGAAAGTCTTGCGATGAACCAGCGACGATATCGCTTTCGCTTCGTCAAGAATTTGGTGAAGCGATAACAAACGAGGCTGCAATTCATCTCGCTCCAGAAGTAGCTCCTCTTCGGCTGCGGCAGGCATTCAATGACCGGCCAGGGGAAAATGACCGGCCAGACTATCAGGGAGCCGGCGCACTGATGCTCTTCGAATTCCTGGCCCTCACATGCGCTCCCATTTGCCGCCTTCCTTCTTGGGTCCTCAAGCAGCGACTTTCTGATCTCCCTCAATTCGGCCATATTCTCAGCCCCTAAAAGCATCTGCTATAAGAGAACCTGCGGCGCAAGCCCAGGCCATAGCCAAGGACCCGAACAGGAAGAATCCACGGCCACTCAGCTTCATCCAATATAGGCAAACGCTCGTTAGGGCAATGCATCCCAGGACCGCCATCCATCTCAAAAGCATGGGCCCAATCTTGACGCTCATTCTTTTCTCTCCTCTCTCATTGCTATCAGGACGATCACTAAAATTCCCAGCAAGGCTCCCATTACAATGGCGATCGTCGCCGCCAAAGCGAAAATCTCTATCATCCTTCCTTCTCCTTTCCCGCCATCGGCAAATCATCCCATGTCCGGCCATCCAACAAGCGCCCGCCCCAGGCCCCATCAACCTTACTCATCCCTCCCCACTGCTTGAAGAAAAATGGAATATCATACGCGAGGCACTGATCTCTGATGTCCCGAACCCACTCCGGCTTCATCGGCCTGGCGTTGGGGCCGCTCTCGCCTCCAACGATGCACCAGTTGAGCGTCGGGAGGAATGAATAGAGATCCGGCAACGGTCCCAAAAGAGGTTCGGCGCTCACGAAACGGACTCTTGCCGGAAAATCCTCCAGGGCAACGAGACGGCACATGTTATCTCTATCTTCAACGGTCACGCCGATCCAAACGTGCGGCCACCCATTGTCCCAGTCCCAATCGGATGGCAGAATGTTTCTCAGGCTATGCGGTCGCTTCGTAAGGATCATGTATGTATGCCAGTCGGCTCGCCGCATGATTTCCCAGGCTTCATCAACCCAGCTCATAGGTACTCGCTCATAGGCGAAATCGCTCCATGAACAGACGAAGATGCGCCTTGGGTCCTTCCACTTCAGCGGCTCCTCAAATGTCGTCTTACTGCGGCGTAGCTTGGTCGGGTCGTGGCCGAAGCGCTTCTGCTCGCGGAACATGTAGCAGTTGGCACAACCCGCGCTGACCTTTGTGCATCCTATCCAGGGGTTCCAGGTTGCATCCGCCCACTCTATTCCTGTCGTTTTGCCCATCACTCATCATCCTTTCTCCCCCGGCCAAATCTTGCTGTTCGCTAATAAACCACCGTCTCTTTCTCATCGCCCTCTTCAGGCGCTAACTCCCTGCCGCATTCGGCGCAGAAGTATCGGTGGTCATGGTCAGTAATTGATAATGTCGTATAGGGTGGCCACGGTAGGCTCGCGCGCGTTCTTGACCACTCGTGTCGAATAGCCGCTTTCGGGTGGTCGGGACAAACATAGGGCAAGCCCCGACCTTTCTTCTTTGTGCCCATCATTCATCCTCCCTCCTGTCCATACATTCCAGCCAGGCGATGCCGACTGCTATTGTCTCGACCAACTCTTTGCGGACGTCGGCCTGCGTCACGCCAGGATAGCCGAAGTGGACGCCGAGCATGG